AGGTACTGGTCTAACTACAGCAGCTGGTGAAAGACTTGGTCAAGGTGGTACAGGCGATGGTTCTTTCGGTGCTATGGCATTCTCAATCGAAAAAACTTCTGTAACAGCTAAAACACGTGCTCTTAAAGCTGAGTACTCAATCGAACTAGCTCAAGATCTTAAATCAGTTCATGGTTTAGATGCTGAAGGTGAATTAAGCAATATTCTTTCTACAGAAATTCTTGCTGAAATTAACCGTGAAGTTGTTCGTACAGTGTACAAAACTTCTAAAGCTGGTGCTGCTGTTGGTACTGCTGTTCAAGGTACTTTTGACTTAGACGTTGATTCAAATGGTAGATGGTCTGTTGAAAAATTCAAAGGCTTATTGTTCCAAATCGAACGTGAAGCAAATGCGATTGCACAACAAACACGTAGAGGCCGTGGTAACTTCATCCTTTGTTCATCAGATGTTGCATCTGCATTAGCAATGGCTGGCGTTCTTGATTACGCTCCTGCTCTTTCTACTTCATTGAATGTTGACGAAGCTTCAACAACATTTGCTGGTGTATTAAACGGTAAATATAAAGTTTATGTTGATCCATACTCAGCTAACCAAGGTGCTACACAGTTCTTTACTGTTGGTTACAAAGGTACTTCAGCATTTGACGCTGGTTTATTCTACTGTCCGTATGTTCCATTACAAATGGTTCGTGCTGTAGATCCTAACAGCTTCCAACCAAAAATCGGATTTAAAACACGTTATGGTTTAGTTGCTAACCCATTCGTTAATCTTGATGATGCTACTACAGGCGAAGATAACTTAGCTGCAGGTAAGAACTACTACTACCGTACGGTCAAGGTTGCAAATTTGATGTAATAAGGAAATCTTATTACGTTGATAAGTTAATCTTATTATGGTTGTATTTAAAAGGGAGCTTCGGCTCCCTTTTTTTATTGTTATAAATAAGTATATGATGAATGAATATGACGATATATATGTAAGAGCATCCTGGTTGATAGATAATCGATATAGCGATAAGCCAATAGACGAATTGATTGAAGATCTTAAACTTGCTAAAATCCCAGTCACTGAAAATACTGATACTTAAAATTATTATAAATAATAAGTATACAATAATGAGGCATTAAAAATGGCAGCATGTCCAGTACCCGATTCAATAAACCCATTAAGTCCTGTTGGATTTAAATTAGATATTTCTAAATTACCTTCAGTTAGTTATTTTTGCCAAGAAGCAACATTACCTGATGTAACATTAGGTTCTATAGCAGTTCCTACTCCACTATCAGTTATGCAAATTCCTGATACTGTTATAACATACGGTGATTTGATTGTTAATTTTTTAGTAGATGATACTATGTCTAATTATAAAGCGTTATACGATTGGATGAAAGGGTTAGGTTTCCCAGAAAACTACGAAGAATATTCAAATTTTATTGCTACAGATACTCAGTTAGGTAAAAGTGAATCTGCTAAAAACTTTTCGGATGGTTCATTAGCAATATTGTCGGCTAATAATACTGTAGTACAAACTCTACAATTTAGGGATTTATATCCAGTATCTTTAGCTTCATTGCAGTTTGGTTCTAATTTAGCAGATGTACAGTACTTAGTTGGTAATGCAATTTTTAGGTATTCATATTACGAATTTGGTTAAAAACTATGTACTTTAATAGAAATATGTGATATAATATAACTTTGAATGAAGTAACGAGAACATTATGAATATTGAAGAAATACAGCAAGAATGGGAACGGGATTGTCAAATAGATGATAATCATTTAGGTGAAGCATCTACTCATACCCCAAACCTACACTCAAAATACGTTAAGCTTATTATCAACGTCAAACTCAAACTAACAAAAATACGTGGTGATTATAATATATTGCGTAAAAATAAGTTTAGATATTACCGAGGCGAAATGTCTAGAGATGAATTAGTATCTCTTGGATGGGAACCTTGGCAGTACAACAAGCCACTTAAAAATGAAATGGATGAATTCTTACAAGGTGATAAGGATTTAAGTGATCTCAATCTTAGATTAGAATATCTTGAAACTATGGGATATCTATTGGATTCTATTCTCAATCAAATTAAAGCCAGAGATTGGCAAATTAAAAACGGTATAGCATGGAAGTCCTTTTTAGCAGGAATGTAATTGAAACTATCAATCGAAAAAATATCTGAAGTACATCTAAGAATCTATTCTGATCCTAATTGTGAACAAGAACTAGAATCATTCTTTACGTATGAAGTACCTGGTGCTAAATTCACCCCTAAATTTAAGGCAAGACTCTGGGATGGAAAAGTTCGTATGTATTCTTTAATACGCAAAACACTTTATGTAGGGTTATATAATTATGTTTTAGAGTTTGCAAAACGGGCTAATTATACTGTAGAATTTATTCCAAATGATGACTTTCCAACTCCGATAGAACACAACGATTATAAAGTCCCTGATATTGATAGTTGGATTAAATCTTTAGATATGCATGCTCGAGGTAAACCTATTCCAGCAAGAGACTATCAAGTAGAAGCTGTTACTACTGCATTAAACTTAAATAGAACTGTTTTGCTATCTCCTACTGCTTCAGGTAAATCGTTTATGATTTATTGTTTAATTCGATGGCATATTGAAGAAGGTAGAAAGTGTATGATTGTTGTGCCTACTACATCTCTTGTTGAACAACTTTATTCTGATTTTGAAGACTATTCTACTAATAATGAATTCACAGTAAAGAATCACTGCCAAAAACTTTATTCTGGATTTACTCGAGAAGTATCTCATAATGTACTGATTACTACTTGGCAGTCTATCTATAAGCAACCTAAACAATGGTTTGATAATTTTAATGTAGTGATTGGTGATGAAGCTCATCAATTTAAAGCCATGTCTCTTATTTCTATTATGGAAAAGATGAAAGATGTTAAGTATAGAATTGGTACAACAGGAACTATTGATAGTAAAAAAATTAGTCAACTTACCTTAGAAGGTTTATTTGGTCCTATTCATAGAGTGATCACCACAAAAGAATTGATGGAAACTGGGAAGGTAGTGAATATTGATATTAAATGTTTAACTATAAAATATTCTGAGCCTTTATGTAAAATAGTTAAAGAGCTTGACTATCAAAAAGAAATGCAATTTTTAATATCTCATGAACCAAGAAATAAATTTATACGTAATCTTGCTATTAAATCAGAAGGCAATACTTTAGTCTTATTTCAATTTGTAGAAAAACACGGTAAGATTTTGTATGATATGATTAAAGAAAAAGCACCAGATAAAACAGTACACTTTGTTCATGGTGGGGTGAATACCCTAGACAGAGAAGATATACGTCATCAAACTGAGACTGATTCAAATACTATTATTGTTGCTTCATATGCTACTTTTTCTACAGGCATAAATATACCAAGTATACAGAATATTATATTTGCTTCACCTACTAAATCTAAGATCCGCAATCTACAATCAATCGGTAGAGGATTACGATTAAAGGATGGTAAAGATAAATTGACGTTGTATGATATATCAGATAATTTGCAATATAAATCTAAACGTAATCATACACTCAATCATTTTATAGAACGTCTTAAAATATATTCTGAAGAACAATTTGATTATACTTTACATGAGATTAATTTATGATAAGAGATACCTATGCAGTATTGAAGTTAGTAACCGGCGAAGAGGTATTATGCTCTGTCTTAGATGAAGATGAATATCAACTCATTACTATGTTTCCCATGGTAGTTAAATTAGTGCAACGTTTTGTTGGTAATAAACCAATTGAATCGGTTACACTTGCTCCATATAGTTACTTCTCTGCTGATGATGAATTTACTTTCCAGAAGAATCATGTCATATCATTTAAAGATATGGATTCTAATTATGTTGGAGTATATCATGATGCAGTAGATGATTTTATTCAAAATGCAGATAAACAAGCTACTAATAATGATACAATGGAAGATATGCAAGGTGTTGTTGATAGAATTAATACAGCAATTGAAACCATAGTACCTAATAAAGAATCAGACACAGAAGAATATTCAGTAGATGAATTTGTTGATGTAATGGCTAATCTAGTGGACCCAACTAAAAAGACTATACATTAGATATACCTTAGTGATTAAGTTGAAAGACCCAATACAGTTATAATATAACAAATCAGATTTTTTGTACAATTATTTTTTTATAAATTAAATAATAAATTAATTGTCATTTAAATAGAAGATATTATATAATGAATATATTAAATCAGTGAAAGAATACATTATGGCAATAGAAAAAAAAGAAAAGAAAAAACCAGTACATTACGTAAACAATAAAGAATTTTTAGAAGCTATTATAGTATATAAAAAAGATTGTTTAGATGCGGAAAATAGCGGTGATGAAAAACCACAAATTCCAAATTATCTAGGTGAATGTATATTAAA